TGACTAATATATGTATGTTCTATACGCTTATACGTCTTTAATATTTACATATTTTAGACGCTATAACGTATTTTATATATTGTATTAACATATTTTACTTAATTTTATATAGAAATTTCTAGTCACACTTTGTGTGCATCCCCCCTTAACCGGGGGACTTGGGCTTGACAGCCCTTAATAACAAATCGTCATGGATTTTCATGTATTTACATTTTCGAATGTATGCATGTCATACTCATTTATGAGATTTATGCCAATAACCTTATCTTTTATCCACAGATGTATGGTTATATATAGTTGACGACGTAACAACTATGGTTTGGCAAACCACTCGCACAACTCATGCTAAGTGGAGTTTATTTTGAATAAATAACCACTCTTAGATTGTGTAAAGGTCAATGACATTAGACCTAGAGAACAAACTTACGTCTGACGAATGAACCTTTTCGTCATAAAATAATTAAATCCTTTGAATACCTTTATAGGTTTGATACTCCTTCGTCGAATATTCAAAGTAACTAGACAACAATTTTATCATTTAACACAATGAAGAATACTCTTGTGAGCGCTTGCAATACGCCTAAATATTGCCCTCTTCCTGCGAGGAGAGGAACTAAAATACAACCTATTTTAACCACGAGTGCTGCTACCAGCACTCTTCCACTTACTTTATTAAGTTGGGAAAATTCCAAGCGAATTAAAAAAGTGTCTACTGCTCGTAGAGTAGTAACACATTCACCATCAAAACGCAATTTTGTTAAAATGCGTAAGCACAAATACCACTTTAAAGGCATTTTTAAAAAATTGCAACCACAGAGTGGTCATTCCCAACACCTAAATAAATCTAATAACACATGTACATATACACCTGAATATTATTATAAGGATAAATATCCTCACCCTGTACCTTATGTACATAAGTCTCTACGAAGACGCCCCAAACCTTGGCGAGTTTCACCAAGCTCCCATCCCCCTGTAGTTTTACAAGGGATTAAAAAACTACAAATTAAAGAACCATCTATTCTGGCTTTAGAGCCACGAAAACCTCATAGGTGGTCATTATCCACTCTTACCAAAGAATCCAATAGTATTACTTCTTCACTAGCCGAACATTTAGAATATTCAAGAGTATTTCCTTTTTACGAAAGGCCTGACTCACTTTTTGATCAATACGATTTTGACAATGATAGTTGGGCTCACCCTTCTCTACTACTTGATCAAGAAGTAATATTGGATGAAGATTATGATCTGGACGAATACATAGAAGTACATAAACCTATGGAATTTTTCCAATTCATAGATAATACTGATATAGAGTTTAATGAAAATAATTCAATGACTGAAGAATATTATGATAGTATGTTTCTTTCACACACTTTGGATGATTATTCTTCTGTAGAATCATGCACTTCAAATTCTACAATTTTTTCTACGGAACTTAAACCTCAAATGGACTTCGTAACGAATAGAATAAAACAAGAAATTAAGAGGAAAGCTATAATAGCAAGTGACAAAATGGCCGATATAGCAGAGACAATATCCATTTTTGCTTGGAATATTCGCAATGCCAATACATGGTCTGATTTTTGTATTTCTCTTCTTAGTTTGTATAAACATTTATGTCCTGGTTCTGCTATAGGAAATTTTCTTAAATACTTTCATAAAATTTTTGAAACAGAATTCACAACTAGTGTTGTAGACACACTCAATGCTCAAGCTGGTTTTAGGACCATACTTAAAAGTGCTAGAGAAGCATTTACCAATTTTTCCACTAGTGTAAATTCTGAAATTGTGAATCGTTTTAGGAAAATGTATTTATATATTTTGTCCTCATCCTTTGGAGAGCGCTTAGGATATACTTTCACAGATCAAGGTTTTTCTGCCTTAGAAGAAGAAAAACATAGACGTAAATATGACATTACAGGTATGACTTTTTATATGTTTCTTATGGACACCACATTGTTCTTACTAGAGAAAGGAGTGCAAGTTTTCGATTCGTCTAATTTTATGGATTTTTTCCATTGTGATAGCTCTTATGGGCAATTTTTGGAAGATTATAATGATATAAAAGAAAAATCACTTAAGATAGCTAATCCTAAGGCGGTGGAACTGAACGTTTCAGAGTTTTTGTCCAAATGTACTAAAACTATTGAAATTGGCAGGATTATCGTTACTAAGTTAATGTCTCTTAAGAAAACATATGATGTGTTTACTATAAATCGTATGTTGGGTGAGATTGTTGCAATTAAAACCAAATATATAATGTCTGCAGCATCAAGGTCTACAAGAGACCCACCTTTTACACTCTTAATATACGGAACTTCATCAGTAGGTAAGTCTTCAGTGTGCAGAAAATGTATAACTTTAATAAATTCTGTAATGAATCAATCTGATGATGATGAATTTATTTACACACGTTCATCTAATGAAAAACATTGGAATGGTTTTTGTTCTGAAGCTACTACTTGTTTATGTGATGATATTGGTACTCTACACCCGAACAAGTGTCCTACCGGAGATCCAGCATTAATGGAATTAATTCAAATGTGTAATGCAGTACCTTTTAGTCCTGAACAAGCCGGTGTAGAAGAAAAAGGCAAAACACCTTTCTTATGCACAACGGTCATAGCTACTACTAATATAGCAACAATGAATGCTCCACTGTATTTCACAACGCCTCAAGCTTTGCGTAGACGCTTTCCATATACGGTTGAAGTTATAGTGAAACCTGAATTTAGAATTAAAGGTACAACTATGATAGATTCAAACAGAATGTTAGAATACAGAAAAGAGCATGGTTGTGAAGCCGATGCTTGGTTATATACTGTAACCAAAGTTCTTGTTAATGAAAATAATTGTATTGACCAACCTGTGTTCAGCAATGAACCTGCATCAGTCTTCTTTCCTTTTTTAGCAGAAAAAGTTAAACAACATTTAGCACATAATATAGTTCTAAAAGAAGCCCTCAATACTACAGGCAAAATGTGTCCTCATTATCGATTCAATTCCTGTGAAGATTGTGATGCTATACCCAGTATCAACACTGATGATTTTGTTCCCTTTGAACATACCGATTACAACGAAAGTTGTACAGCTCTTATAAGGGAACATTTTATAAAAGCAGCTGATTATGATGGTTTACGTAAGTACGATGAATTTTTCTATACACAGTACGGACATTACCCTACTGGTTTTGAGAAAATAGACGAGGAAGATAAATTGTATGAACAGGAAAGAAAAATGCAAGAAGACCTTAGATTGTGGAAATCTGAAAATAAGGAATTATCAGAAGCAGGATATACACCAGAAGAACTTGTAGTTCAATCTGGACTTATTCTTGGTTTGTGTTTCTTAGAAAAACTTGAAAACCTTTTCTGGTATCTTGGTATAATTTTCATAGTACCTTTTGAATTCTTACTTTGTTTTTACAATATGCTCGTTTTCCCCGAGCTAATGCCTGAAATGCCATTAGGTTTATTGGGATATGTAAATACATGGGCTCTTAACCTTCAACGTAAGTGGATAATAAGCTTACAAGTAGCTTGGTTAGCTCAAGCTAAAGTTTTAAAAAATCACAGAGCACGATACAATGTGATTCCATATACTAAAGCTACTATTAAGGTCTTAGGTTCTGAAGTTAGTGATTCTTTTTATGAACACCCACAAGTAGCAGGATGTGTTATTGCTGCTATTACCGTAGCTATAGCTGCTTATTCAATGAATAATTCTGTTGCGCCCCAAGGTGCAAAAGGTAGTGCACCAAGAGCTATGGTTACAGAACGAGAAAACGTATACTATAACAGTGGTAAAGTAACATCTACTCTACCACAATGTATCAACAGAAAGGTTCAAGACACTTACGAACAAGCTCTTAATACTGCTAAGCGTACTGTTTTCAATTTATGTGTCTTTGTAGAAGGTAGTGACACTGATTATAATACTGTAAATATTATAAGTTTGGGGAATTGTGATTACGTAACAACTAAACATATTTTTTCTCCTAAAAGAGAAAACTATGTGTGTATGCTCCAAATTAATGATAAACAAAATGGTATTAGCGGAAATATTAAGAAATTTATAATATCCCAAGATGATATGTGTAAACATGACGTATATGATTTATGTGTCGTTCGCATTCTAAACACACCTCCATTTTTCAGCATTAATAATATGTTTACAAACGACCCTTTAGATCTATTAAATCCTGGTCACCTTATACATAGGAATGTAGAAGGCAAGATAACTATGATACCTGCAACATGTATTAATATAGGGCCTGAAGAACCATATCAGACGGCTGATGGTCAAACAATTAATCTAGTAAAACAGCCAGCTTACGTTTTGCAAGAGAAAACTTTTGAAGGATTGTGTGGTGCCCTCATAACAGCAAAATCCAAACAAAATGGAATCACTTTTGTAGGTATCCACGTTGCAGGAGTTGGGCAGCGGGGACGTGGGTTTTTCATCACACCGAGCATTATAGCCAAATTAAGACTTGGAATTGAAACGCCTGGTGTAGCAGGAGCTTCTGAAATTAAATTGTCAGTACCTAGTGTACATGTTGATTTATATGATGAAGTACATCCTAAATCACCAATTAGATTTATTGAAAACGGAGTGGGTCAAGTATTTGGATCTTTATCCAATGCACGAGCTTCCCCAGTTTCTAGAGTTCAACCTACATTAATAGCACAATCAGTTAGAGCTAGGATGAACCTTTTTTCTACTCATGGTAAACCCAACATGAAATCACCCAAACCAAAACACATAGCACTTAAACCTATGTTAACACCTACTTTAGTTAGCTCCACTTTGCTTAACAAGTGTAGAAAAGCTATGGTAGGTGATATAATACGAGAATTACCTCCTGAGCAATTCAGTTTATTACATCCATATGATTTATCTACAGTTATTAATGGAGCTGCTGGTGTTACATATGTTGACTCCATGAATTTGGGAACATCTATGGGTTTTCCATATAACTGTTCAAAGAAAAATTGGATAGAATCTATACCACCTACCGCATTGGCCCCTGATGGTAAAACTTTCAAGCCTGAAATTCTACAAGAAGTTAAGGAATTAGAAGATTTACTTGAAAGCGGAGTTCGAGGAAATAGTATTTTTAAAGCACATTTAAAAGATGAACCTGTCTCTGAACGTAAAATTAAAACGGGAGCTGTTAGAGTTTTTGCCGGAGCTCCTATAGCTTACTCAATACTAATGAGAAAATATTTTTTATGTTTTGTGCGATTGATTCAAAACAACAAATTTATTTTTGAATGTGCTATTGGAACTAATGCCATGTCTAAAGAATGGGGTGAGATTAGATCTTATCTTAAAAAACATGGCAAGAAAATTGTTGGTGGAGATTACAGTAATTTTGATAAACATATGTTAGCAAAAATGATAATAGCAGCTTTTAGAGTTTTGATAGATTTAGCTGAATATGCTATGAAAAATTTTTCAAAGTTATGTTTATTTACTGAAACTGATATAATCATTATGGAAGGTCTAATGACAGATACAGCATATCCAATTATGGATTTCTTCGGAGAATTAATTCAATTCTTTGTGAGTAACCCATCTGGACAACCTCTAACTACTATAATAAATTGCATTGTAAATTCCTTATATGTACGTATGGCTTTTAGTTTGCTGGCAGATGAGAGTAAAACTAACATAGATGTTACATCTTTTAAGATGTTTGTAAATTTAGCTACTTATGGCGATGATAACATTATGAATGTTAGTGACCAAATACCATGGTTTAATCATACTTCTATACAGAGAGCTTTAGGTTCTATGGGTATTGCATATACCATGTCTGACAAAGAGTCAGAAAGTGTTGAGTATATCACTCTAGAAGAAGCTGATTTCCTTAAGAGGAAATTTGTGTACGACAAAGATTTAGATTTTGTATTAGCTCCTCTTGATGAATCTTCAATAGCTAAAATGCTAAATTTACACGTTGCATCTAAGAGTGTAACGCCTGAAGAGCAAGTGGTTGACATTTTACGATGCGCAAACCGTGAATATTTCTTTTATGGGGAGAAAACTTTTACAACACGCAATGCACAAATACATGAAGTGATCTCAGATTGTAACCTTGGAGGTTATTTTATGGCTAGACCACTTCTTACATTTGAAGATATCAAGGCAACCATTGATATGTCCAAATAACACGCCTTACGAGGCTCCGTCCCGTGCAGATCCAATGGGACGTTAATCGCAAATAGATCTATGTATATATGAACACTAAACTTACACCTTGTACATAATAATTTAAAAGAAGCGTATATACATATAAGGCCATCTTCACTAAGATATTCCTTTTTAGGAAAGGGTACCTGCCCAAAGTTTGTACTAAAACTCATGTGGATTGAGTGACCCACAATGTTTTATAACCACTTGAAACAACAAACAACGAGGCAGTTCAGTCCATCGAAACTGAACAAAATGTCGGCTTTTCCGACGCTAATAGAGGATACGAAACTGTTATCGTATCCCAACCAGATATCACTTTTGATATTGGTAATTTTAAAGATGCCGCACTAGGCGATTTCTTAAGCAGGCCTATCCGTATAGGTACTTACACCTGGGGTGTAAATACGGAAATAAATCATAGCATTAACCCATGGACATTATTTTTTAGTAATCCAGCTGTTGTCAAAAGAATTGATAATTTTGCCAGACTAAGATGTAAACTTAAAATTAAAGCTGTTGTTAATGGAACCCCTTTTCATTACGGCCGTGCTTTATTGTCTTATGCTCCATGGGACACTTTGAATTCTACTCATGTTACTATGTTAGGTAACCAATCTAATTTAGTGCAATATTCCCAAAGACCTAAGATTTTTATTAATCCAACAGAAAACGAAGGTGGTGAAATGGAATTACCCTTTTTTCATTATGAGAATTGGATTAATGTTCAATCACTCATTAATTTCTCAGAAATGGGTTCTCTTAGAATCAACAGTTTTGCCCCCCTTAGACATGCAGGAGGAGGAAGTGACAATATTACTATCACGCTTTTTGCGTGGGCTGAGGATGTTGCATTGTGTGTTCCGACTACCTCACTTGCTGCGCAAGCGGGTAAGGGCAAAATTAAGAAAAAAGTTAAAGTCGGTGCTAGTGAAACTGAATATGGTGATGGAATTATATCCAAACCAGCTACAGCAATTGCAGAAATTGCTGGTGCTCTTGAACATATTCCTGGCATAGCTCCTTTTGCTATGGCAACTAAAATTGGCGCTAACGCAGTTGCAGGTATAGCTAGATTATTTGGTTTTTCTAGACCAGTTGTCTTAGCAGCTCCTCAATTTTATAAACCTCAATTTTGCTCTTCTTTAGCTACCTGTGATTCTGATGAAACAACTGTGAAATTAACTGTTGATAGTAAACAAGAGATAACTGTAGATCCTAGAACAGTTGGTTTAGCAGGAGTAGACGAATTGGCTCTCAAATATATAACACAAAAAGAATCATATTTCACCCAATTTAGTTGGGCACCAGATCAAGCTGCTAATACATTGTTATTCTCTACTAGAGTAGCACCTATGCTTGAGCATGTTAGTTCAACAGCAAATCTATATTTTCCTACAGCATTATCTTTTGCAACTTTTCCTTTTAAAAATTGGTCAGGAACACTTAAATTTAGATTCCAAATTGTGGCTTCAGGTTTTCACCATGGAAGACTGCAGTTTTCATATGAACCTACTGAAGCTTCAAATACGACTTCAGGAGAATTTAATACAGTGTACAACGAAATTGTAGATATTAATGAATCTAATGATTTTGAGATGGAAGTGGCATGGGCTGCCCATCAACCTTACAAAGATACAACTTGGCCCAGAAGTGCTCAACATTATGGCGATAGTACATTAGTTAATTTATTACCTGACGAAATACATGCTAATGGTATTATTACTGTGCGAGTACTGAGTGAACTCGTGGCTCCAAACGATGCAGCTGATATAACTATTAACTGTTTCATTTCTGCTGGAGATGATTTTGAACTCAAAAACCCAGACGATACAGTGATTAAAATAGCTTCATACCATGAACCTGTTGTTGCACAATCTGGTGCAGGCTCTCTATGTGCTAATGATGATCCTCTTTCTGCTGAAACTAAAGCTTTTGTAGGAAATTCAGATATATCTGCCAAAAATATGAAAAGTTCTATTTTCTTCGGGCAAAATATTGCTTCATTTAGAACTCTGTTGCGCAGATACAATAAATATAGGAGTTGGGTGTATAGACGTGATAATGGTGGATCTGGAGCTTTTTCTCAAAGTACCTTAAATACTCCTTATAAACCACGTATGAGAGGATTTAATCCTGCTGGTTTAGATACTGATGTTTTAGCCAACGCATATGATTATGTTAGTCCTTCTCTATTTAGTTATTTGCTTCCAGCTTACGTTGGTTATAGAGGTTCTATGCGTGTTAAAATGCGATCTAAATCTGAAGCACCATGGTGGTATGATGTATCTAAGACTAATGATTCTACTCTACCATTAGAATCTTTTTCTGTTGCCACTATATTTGGCCCAACTATGAGTGATAGTCAAATATCGCAACTTGGTGCAGAATATGACAATGCAGGTATTACTGGTACTAGCTTAACTCCTACTACTATCACTCCTGTTGTCGAAATAGAACGACCTTTCTTTACTGGGAAAAGGTTTGCTTTTGCACAAAACGTGGGACAAAACACTTCCAAAGATGGATCAAATGGTTTAATTCAACAAACTAAAATAGTGACACACACCAATAGTAGTTACGATAAAGATGTATCAGATGAATATAGATCTGTGGGAGAAGATTTTAATGTCTTTTTCTTTTTAAATGCTCCACCTCGATGGGAATACCCTGACCCATCACCCAGTATATAGGATTACCCTTTGTCCTCAATACAAAAGGGAATACATTCGGTGAGCGGATGTATATGCACGATAAAACCAATCGTGTAAACTGTCGACTCTCTTTGCCTTTACAAGGCCACTTTAAGTAGTGAACATAAGTTTTTAAGCTTTTGCCCTTGTAATGGGTAATTGTGGAATTTGGCTTGTGACTCACAACTTTTATGTGGAGAG